GTCATGCGTCGCTCAGGTCGCAAACTTTTGACCCACCCTCCATCTGTGTACCCGCCTACTTTGCGTCGCCGCGTCGCGAGTTGCACGACCGATGCGCTGGAAGAAGTGGGCTGTCCTTGTCTCCAGGTATGACGTGGTCAGCGGTCCACGGGTCGTCGGGTCGTGCGCCTTCGAGACAGATCCAACAGTATTGAGCGGAGTCGCGGACTGCCTTGGCTCGTGCTTGGTAGTCGCCTGAGTAGTGAGGTCGGTGAGGCTTGGGATGGAGTCGGTTGTATGTGGTCTGGCAGTCTGGGCATCGGCGTGGGTTGGTGGTGAGATTGCCACAGGTTAGACATGGTCTGGAGATGGTCATAAGTGTGCGCCAGGCATGGTCACGCCGTCACGCCAAGTAATACTTGGCGCGTGACGGCGTATGTGACAAATTGTGTTTCACGCCGTGTTTCACGCCGTGGGTCGGGTTCAATGAATATAAGGGTTTTACGGCGAAAACGGCGTACGCCGTGGTCACGCCGTGTGTGGTCGGCGTGACGGCGTAAGCACCTGTTTCACGCCGTGTCACGCCGTGTGGTTTAGAACTGTTCAAAGAGTGGATCATTGATCTGTTCTCGGCGTTGGGTGTGGGCTTGTCGGGCTGTTTTGCGGACTACATGGTAGATGGTTTCGGCGCGTTCTTTTACTTCGGCCCACATGGCGTCGAGGCTGATGGTTGGGTCGATGTTGAGTTCTTCTAGCATCTTGAGGGCTTGGGTTAGTCGTTCGCCGCCTTGGATGTCTTGTGTGAACATCTTGTGTTGGTCGTGAATGATGAGGTTGATGCGTTCGGGTATCCAGGTGTGCCGGTGCTTCTGTCGGATCATGACTAGGCGTCCGTCTACTTTGGTCATCTGCCAGACCAGGTCGACGTCGTCGTTTTTGGCTGATGTGCCTCGTGCGCCTTTTTTGAGGTCTTTGCCTGCGTGGTCTATGCGCATGAGTGATCGGCCTTCTTGTTTGAGGTTGATGGCTGTCCAGCGGTAGAAGTTGCGGACTGTGTCGGCGTCGTTCTCTGCTCCTTCGACTGCTCGTGCGAAGGTGTCGATGATTACGAGTTCGGCTTGGCAGGCTCGTGCTAGGTCGCAGATTTGTTTTGCGCCTTCTGGTTTGTCGAGTGAGCCGATTGGTGGCAGTGAGGCGTAATGCAACCTTGATAGGTCTGTGTCTTTGTTGTAGCCCATTGCGGTGAGTCGCTCGTAGAGAACAGCCTGGCTCATCTCGTAGTCCATATAGAGGACGTTGGTTGGTGGTTTGGGTTCGGCGAAGATTTCTTTGCCGGTGGCTAGTGCGGCTGCGATGTAGAGCGCGAGCAACGATTTGCCTGTTCCGCCTGGTGCGAAGATGACTACGAGTTGGTTGCGTGGGATGATGGGTTCGATGAGCCAGTCTTCGGCTGGGAATGATTGGTTCCAGAAGTCTGTCCAGTTGATGAGTATGTTGTCGGTCTTTGATGGTTGCTCGACTGGTACTAGGGCTTTGCCTTCTTGTAGGAGTTTCTTGGCGAACGCTGATCGGTTGCCGTTGTGGTGCATGGCGGCGGTGTAGCCGAAGCGTGTGTATGTGCCTGCTGGTAAACCTGTGATGCTTGTGGTGAACACTTTGAGGATGTCTCTGCCTTGCCATCCTGTGGTCGCTGAGGTGCCTTCGCGGATGTCTTTTCCTGGTCTGACCCAGTGTGATTCGCCTGTTTGGTCGGTGTGTGCAAGTGTCCAGCCGTCTTGTCTTAGTAGTTCGGGCCATGTGGTTGCAGCGCAGTAGCGGGATGCTGGTCCGTCTTCTTCGAGGAGTAGTGATGGTGGTGTGGCTGGTGTGTTTGGTGTGGCTGGTTCGGCTTTGGCTGTGAGGAGTAGCACCATCCACAGTGGCATGTCTGCTGGTTTGTGATCGGCAATCGAGCGGTCGTCTGCCCATTGGTATTCTTTGCCGTTCGGGTGAACTGTTGGTGGTGCGAGGACTTGTCCGCCGATGCCACGGATGTCGATGCCTTGTCCGAGTTTGCCTGATGCTTCGTTGCGGATCGGTGCATCGGTTAAAAAATATATGTGCCGACCACCGGATCCTGTGATGACTTCGAGTGTGTCGGGTAGTTTGCCGTGTAGTTGTTCCAGGTCGGCGAGTGTGTCCGAGCCACGATATTGTTCGCGGTCATCAATGTCTACGACGATTAGGTAGCGGTTGCGACATTCGCCTGTTGCGATGCCAAGTCCGCAGTCTTTGAATTGTCCTTCGAACCATTGTTGGATTGTGGTTGGGTCGGTTGTGGCGGCGTTCTGCCAGCCAGACATCGGTGGCCGTTTCTCGCCTTGTTTGATTGGTATGACGCGCACACCTTTGTTGGCGTACGCGAGTGCAGTTTGTAACACGGACATGGTTCTCCTTAAGTGCAGGTCAGTCTAGTGAGACTGTCTGCGGTCACTTGGTTTGTTTGCGAATGTTGCCGATTATGTCGGCAGGTACTTCTCGACCACGCAGGTCATAGAGGAAGGTGACGAATCCGATCTCGTCTACTTTCTCAACTTTGTTCTCCATGAATGCTGTGGCAAGTGCGTTGATTGGCCAGATGACGAACCACGGTTCACTGTCTTCGGCAACTTCACCCCACCAACCATCCTGATTCGAGTGACCGTATTGCACGATGAACGCAGGGATCTTTGCCATGTTGCCGAGCTGTGCAAGTGTTCGTGCGCCGACATTGATTAGGTCCAGTACGGCGTGTTCGTGTTTGTAGTCGATGATTGCTTTCGGTACACACTTGTCGTATTCGACCATGAGGAAGTCGATGTCCATTGCTGGTGTGTTGTAGCCCCAGGTGCGATGTCGGCCTGATAGCCATGCGTCTCGTTTGAAGTGTTGTTCATTGCTTGTCATACCAGTCCGTCCATATCTCTGAGGGATGTAGTCCGAGTCGGACTGCATATTTGTCTGCTTGCCATATGTTGAAGTTTGTTGGGTTGTTTCGCCATCGTGAGATGACGGTTCTGTTGACACCCAACAGTTCGCCGATGTGTTTCGCCGAAGTGCCAGGTGTCCACAGTTTCAATAGTTCCGATGCCGGATAGCAGAAGTATTTGACCGCCTGCTGTCTTGTGGTCATTGGATTTCGAAGTTTTCGTATGCGTCGTCGCCGATCAGGTCGCGCATGTATTCTTCGCTCTCTGTCAAGTCGTTGAACAGGATGCGGCGTTTCTCTTCTTGCCACACTGGTTCGAAGTCAATCTTTTCGGTGTTCTTGAATGTCACGATTGACTCTGGGTTGATGCCCGAAGATTCGATTGGTTCAAGGATTACTGCTTCGATGTTTGTTCCTGGGCTTGCCACGATGATGATGTCACGATCATCGCGTTCGTTGTAGTCGATGCGCGTTGTGCCGAACATCGTGTTGATGTATATCTGTTTCATTGTTGCCTCCTTAGGCGTTGATTGGTTGATGTGTGGATAGTGCAGTTATCGGCATCAGTCCTCCTGTTCTTCGTCTTGGTTGTATGGTTTGAAGTCGAACTTGAAGTTCGGGTCGCTGCCGGCGATGTAGTAGCCCATGGTTGGATGGTTCGGATTTCGGCGACGTGGTGCGCGTTTCGCTTGCGGTTTGCCAAGTGTCGCACCTGGGTATCTGACACCATTGCGCAATGTTTCATGGAATCGCAACGCATCAAACACACGATCCATACCGCCGTGGATTAGTGCGTCAGCGAGCATGTCGCAGCATTGACGTTCTTTCTGCAATTCGTTTTGTATTTGGATGAGTAGTTGTTTTTCTTTGGCATTCATGTGCAGGCCTCCTATGACCTAATCGTCTTCGAGTAACTGTCTTGCTATTCGAAGTTTCTCGGCAGCTCCCGCTGATTCGAGAAGACCGATAGTAGTAGATGTGACCTGCTCAGGCGGGCATATAGTGAAAAACTTTTGTTCGGTCGTCACATAGTTTTGGATCGTCGCAACCAGCACATAGGCGGTGCAAACATTGTCGGCATCTACTTGTGATTCGATGAAGTATTTGATGCGGTCATCAATCGGGTCTTCGCTCTCATTCATCGTCGTCCTCTAGTTTCTCGCCGCACACAGGCTTGCGTGGCAGGATGCGGTTCGGTAGGCAGGCGCAGAGTCGGGCTTCCATTATCGTTCCGCCACTGTGCGTGGGAATGGCAGGTCGTTGTATGCCTGGTTGAGTAGGCCGAGGTAGCCGATCGCATCGGCGAGTGTGTCGTGGTGGAGTCGGTTCTTTTCTAGGTTGGTGCGGAGTCGTGCCATCTTGACCGACACCATGAACAGGAGCGCGTCCGACATTGACATTCGGATGCCGGTTAGTCCTTCGAAGATTTGGATGACTTTGCTGTAGTCGTCTACGACATTGCCGTAGTCGTTGTTGCGTGGTCCTGTCACCAACTGGTGTGCTTCGAGCAGGATGTCTGCTCCGACTGATTCTGTTTTCATTGTGTCTCCTTGCAGATTTCGTATTTGGATTGGCTGAATGCGAGTAGCCGTCCGTTGGGTTCTATGCCGACCCAGGTTGGTGCATCTGGGTCACAGAGGCATCCTGCGATGCGGCGTGTGTCAAGTCGGACTTCACCGTCGCATAGTTGGCAGACGATGTATGTATCGAGTCCGATCGTGATCACAGTTCGATGCCTTGTTGGATGTGGACGCGGAGTCGGTCTAGTTGTCCGCCGAGTGATTTGATTCGGTCACGACACGCCTCCAATTCTTTGTGTAGCGACTCTGCTGCGTCAACTGCGTTGTCACGTTGTTCGGTGACACGTTCGAGTGCGACCGATAGTTCGGCGACACGGGTTTGCAGTTCGACTATCTCTTGGCTCATCGCGTATGTATCGCCGGTCATTTCTTGCTCCTTCTGTCCAGTTCTTGTTTAAGTGCTGCTATTACTTCGAAGAGCCGATCTTGTTCACCGACACCGACGAATTGTCTTTCAAGGAACGCGATTGCGTCTTGTATATCTTTCTTAGTCATCTCGACCTCCGCTGGTTGAAACAAGAACCTTACTCTGCGTCTCCCTAGTGACGCAAAGTAAGGTTCAGGTCTTATTGCCTATCTACCAACGGTCGTCGGTTGCAACCTTTTCTACCTTTGCCGCGAACAGCTTCGGTGCGTTGAACCCTGCCTTCTTTTCACCATCTGCCGAGTATTTGACCGAGATTTTGTTGCCGGTCAACTCTGTGACTGATGCTTGCTTCGCTGCTTCACGGATCGCGGTGATCATCGCACCACGCGCCCAAAGGTTTGCGTCGCCTTCTTTTTCTGTTTTGAGTGTGATGACATACACGAAACGTGGATCACCGTTCGGCCATGTCTTTGCGACACCTGCCGGATCACGATCCTCCAATTTTTTGACGTCTGTGACGATGCCCGAGTGGACATCGCCAATTTTCTCGAACTTCAAACTTGGCAGTTTGGGTCCGCCTCCTGCTAGGAGATCTTGTTCATCTGACATTGCTTACCTCATTTTCTTTGCTTGGGAATCCGAAGGAGTCCGTTGATATGTTCCACACGATGTCTTGTTCATCCCAACGTATTGCGCGACAGATAACAGCGAACTGTTTTGCACACGCCGCGTCGAGATGCCCTACGGCACCGCCTGCCGTTTTGAATAACACACCCTGAATCGAGTGGCAGAGACTCGTGATCAGGAGTTCGTCGCAGTTGTCGGACATGATGAGGTCAACTAGACCTCGTCCTATCTGGTATCTGCGATGCGATTTGAGTTGATCCAGTGAGATTGAGTGACCGTATTCGTTGCATTCGGTCGCGATCTTCTTCAGCATTGCCCGCTGATGAGGACGAAGAGAGTCAAAGTCTGTTTGTAGTTGTAGGACACAGGTTCGGTCTACGCCTGTGTCGTATGTTCGGCCTTCGAATGTGTCGATCATTTCTTCGCCTTCTTGCGTGTCAGTTTCAACGCTGGGTCAGTTTCAAAGAATTGGACATCGTTCTCGGCTTCAAGCAAGCCGACGATCTTGATGAGTAGGTCTATCTGTTCGTTGTCGGCTTCACCGAGTTTGGGCACATCGACAGGCCAGAGTGACCGCAACATCTTCTGTGCCTTCTCTGGTAGATGTTTGATTCGTGCTGTCATCCAGTCACGGCGTTTGTCAAGGCTCGGTTCTAATTGAATGATCTTGGCTGACTCGAATCGTTCGTGTAGGTCGTTGCGTTTACGCCATGCGCGGACATCGAGCGCAAGTTTCAATCCTTCACGACCAGCGTTCAGATCAACCCAATAGAGGTCGCAGCGTCCTTCGCCTGCTGGTAGATGGAAGACGATTGCTTTGTCTTTTTCAATCATTGGCAGGCTTGTGCGCTCGGCTGTTTGGTAGTTGTAGATGTGTTGTGCGTCAGCGTAGGCAGCCAACTGGATGGAGATTGCCCGCCACGAGTAGGTGAGATCGGTGCCAGTCTTCAAGTCGGCGATGTACATTCGGCCATTGACTTCTACGATGCGGTCTAGTGTGCCGGCATATTCGGATTCGTCGTTGATGACTACCGACTCGATGTAGTTCGGCATGATGTGAACACCGTACTTTTGCAAAGTTGAAACATAGGCGTCAAGGTCGGCTTGCAAGCCTGGGAGGATTGCTGGTTTCTTGCCCAAGTCGATTAGTTCGGTTAGTGAGTGAAGTGCTGTACCGAGGTTGGCGCGATGTGAACCGCCACCTGCGGTGATTGCTTCTTCAGCAATTTTGTTAAGCGCGTTCTTGTCGTCAAGTTTTGTGGATGCCTGCGCAAGTAGGTCGGAGCGTTGGATGAGTCCTGTGATGACCATTCTGTTCGCCCACGATTTGAGTGCAGCTTCGTCGTCTGGTGCTTTCGCGATCGTGGTAACACGGGTGTAGCCGCGTTGTTTTCCGTCTGGTGTCGTGACGAGGTATCGACCCCACCGATCTTTCGGTGCTTCTTGTCGTGTTTCTTCAAGCATGTGCAGGCTCCTTGTTTTCTTGGGAATCTATGTCGGTATTGACTATATCGGATCGGTGTTCGCTGAAGCGGGACCATCGGCAATGTTTTTGTAGGCGTTCCAAAGTTTCAGGAACTCGGTCATTGTCATAATCGCATACCAGTTGTCCACTTCGACTGCACCTTGTTTCTTCACGGCACAAACACCGTGATTGGTGCCACGGTTCTTTTGCTCGACTTCTAGTTCTTTCAACCAGCAACCGATGTCGTGCCTGCGCTGGTCTTTGACCTCTACGGTGAGGTCGTCCACACCATCGATATCGCCGCGATCATCCGACCAGCCTGACCTTGATCGTTCAGCTCTTGGATGTCCGTGGTCTTGGAAGAACTTCGCCACCATCAATTCGGCGCGCGTACCTTTTCTTCTTTGTGGATTTGACATGAGTTCCTGCTCTCCTTCGTCGTCGGGTTTCGTTCCTTCGTTCAACTGTTGTCAGTCCGCCCCACACGCCGACACAATCGTTCGCTATCGCAAAGTCTAGACACTTTTGACGCACCACGCAGATGTCGCAAAGTTTCTTCGCTTCACGCACCGCATGCAAATATCTTTCGTGGAAGAAGATGTCGGTGCCTTCGCCACGACAAGTTCCGTATTGTTGCCATTCTGGTCGGAGTAGTTCGAATACATTCTTGGACTCCGACCAGACGTCAACGATTCCGTAGTCGCTCATTATTTGATTTCTTTAGTCCAGCGACGAACATAAAACATTGCATAGAAGTTGACTAGTGCATAGATAAATATCTCTACGCCGTTTGCCGGACTTTCTTGCGGCAACCTTGGCATGAATAACAACATCATCCATCCCACGATTATGAACGCCAATGTGAACATAATTTTCTCTTGCGGTTTCATTCTTCCTCCTTGGTTTAGTAACTCGCCTGTATCAGTTATAGGACATTACGGCACAGATGTGGTGGATGCTTTGCAAACCCGCCAATTACAAGGATTCCATGGCTCGAACCCTGAGATCCGGTACAGCACCAGACCAGCCTTCAAGTTGGTGAGCGGGTCGAGTAGTGGTTCTTGAGTGCAGATGTTCATCTCTCGGCACACCGCAGCCCACTTGTTCCGAGACTTGTCATAGTTGACGCCGTTGATCTGCAACAAGCCTGTATCGGAACGATGATTCCATTCGGACACACCTGTGATGTTGCAATCTTTGTCAACGATGTCTCCGCCTTTTCGGTTTGGGCAGGCTCCGCTTTCGCGTAGCACCAGTTCGGTCAATTTCGGTATCGCATGGTCAGGCCAGCCTGCCTGCTTGGCGAGTGACGGTAGCCAGGACACGTCTCCGTGGCGGAATCTAATGGGTTGGATTGGGTCAAGCCTGTCGGCTGGGTCGGGTCGCCAGAGTGGCTGTAATGAGTTTACAGCGTGACTGGTGTGGGCTGGTGCGGATGCTGCTTGGGCTATGCCAAGGCTCATGGTTAGTGTGGCGAGTGTTGCCATGATTGCGGAGAGTATGCGCATCGTGGTCCTTTCGATATGTGCAGGTCAATAACGCAACCAGAAGGAGGTGACTGGTTGCGGTGCTACATCAACCCTAGTGGGGAGCGCACCTTTCAACCTTAGCCGATGGCATCCGATTTTCGCTAGTTTTAGCGGTCTTGGGAATTAATTTCTAGATCCATCAACACTTTGATACTGACAACCATTTTCACAGGTATGTGCAGAACGTGGTCGATTGCGTCTTCGTTGCGTGACTGGTAGATGGTGACGTGGTCAGGTTTACCGCCATCGGATGTGGCGAGCAGGAAGCCGACTGTTTGGACGACTGCTGGGTCGAGGTCTAGGTCTTTGATATTGACCCATGATTCGGATCCGCTGTGCGCATCATGCCAGGTGACGAGTACTGCGGTCACTTCTTCTTGCGTGTCGCAACCTGCTTCGTCTTTGTAAGACTTCCGCTCGGCTCCTTGGTTACATGCCAGTCGAGGTGACTGGTAAGTTTTGCGCCTTGTTTTGCGACCATGTCGATCAGGTTGTCTAGTCGCTTTTGCACGATGGCGTGATCATTTCGGTTCTCTGTGGCGAGGTTCTTCATTTGGATGATGGCGACGATGATTCCGCCGAGTGCTGCGACTACTGCTGCGAAGACGGCTGCAAGTCCGGCATCCATGTCACACAGCCTTCTTGCGGTCAAGCCATGCTTGTACGGCTGGTGGCACGTTATCACCGGCTGTATAGCGCAAATGCCAGGGTTCCTCGGGAACCACTTCGAAACTAAATCCGAAGTCAACAACATTGGCGAGCATCCATTCGAATCGTTTACCTGACGCTGACCAGATGTCGACTGCGATACCGAGATTGTGTTGAGATGTGCCAGGCGCAGCGAGTGAAGCCAATGTCGGTGACTTCTTGTACCACTTCACACCTTCCCAAGTGCGGGTTTGCGCACCAGCGATCGGTTGCTTCTGGTATCGCTGAAGGAACACTGTGGTTTGCATTGCGAGTGATCGGTAGGTGTCGCCTGCCGAGGTTGGTTTGAATGGTTTGATTCCGTCGGCTAACGCTTTGTCGCGCATCGCATGATATGCGTCGGCTGCCCGCCAATGAAGTTTGCCTTCAGGTTGAACATCACGCAACAGATGCGCAGGTACCTCGCCAGGCTTCACGCCTTTGAGATCCGCCGGCAAAGTGACCTTGACGATCGGCCAGTTCTTTGCGTTCATTTCTTCTTCTTCGCGCCTGAGAATGCTTCTTTGATTTCTTCGGACGACAGTTCACCATCGACGGATGCTTCGGCGAGTGCGGACACAACTTTGATAACAGCCATCGCACCAGCCATGATCGCAGCCTTACCAACCGAGATACCGATGACGGCACCTGTGGTGATTGCTGGTAGTGCGTTGGCGAGGAACAGTGAGATGAGTCTTTGTCCGAGGTCAAGAAACTTGGCGACTGTTGCGTTCTGTTTAATGTTCATGCTCTGTTCCATTTTCTTCTCCTTTGTCGGTTAATACTCCTGCCAAGTGTAGTGCGAGTGACATGAACGTGAATATCAATGCCCATGTTTGCAGGCTTCCAGACAGGGTCATGATGGTGATCGCGGACGCGCCAAGGGTAAACCCTAAGGCGAATATCTCTTTGCGTAATTTGGCGAACATTCTAATTTTCTCTTCTGCGCAGGCTTGCTCCTACCGCCACAAGTGTATTTGATACGGCGACCAAAGTTCTACGCTCGCCAACAGGTATGGTCTGCCCGACCATCTGGAACGAGTCGAAGACGCCTGCGAACACATTGATTGTGTCTTGGAATGCTTTCTTGACTTTCGTTGGTGCTTCGTTCAGGACTGCGACAAGTTCGTCGGCTTGCTCGACTGTGATTTCTTCTACGACTAGTTCTTCGAATATCTGTTCGGCTTGGTCTTGGGTTATCGCCGCCAACACCTCAGGAGTTGACGCGATGCTGACCGCCTGGTCGGAAGATAGTGCGGTTGTCAAGATCTGCTCGATGGCTGCGACCACTTGTGCCGGTGACGCATCCTTCAATTCGTCCAGCACTTCGGCGACCTTCTCGTCTGTGATCGGTTGTTCAGGCTCGATGTCAAGTAGCGTGGTGGTTGATGAGATCTCTGTTGTTGGTGTTGTCGTTTGTGGGATATTTGTTTCTTGCGTCGGCTCTGATGTTGGCACACTTGTTTCGTCGGGCAGAATTAGAGGCGGAACAGAAGAAGTCAGATCAGTTGTATTGGGAAGAGGTAAGGAAGGATCGGTTGTAGATGTTTCGAGAATCGTGGTGGATGTTGTGGTTTCGGGTTCAGGCAAGGAAGTTGTGGTGGTTGTATCAGGAACTGATTCGACGACTGGTGCGCTAGTCGTCGTGGTTTGAGGAGGAGTGTATGGTGCTTGCGTTGTTGACGGAGCTGGTGCAGTTGTTGTGGTCGGCGGTGTCGTGGTATTTGTCGTTGATGTGGTTGTGTCTAACTGAGTTGTGGTCGTGGTGCTGGGAAGGATTGTTGTAGATGTCGAAGTTGTCGAAGAAGAAGTTGAGGTCGTGGTCGTGGTTTCTTCAACTGTCGTTGATGTGGTTGGTGTACTTGATGTGGTTGATGGCATTGTTGTCGAGGTGACAGCAGCATGAGTTGTGAACGCTTCGTCCGGCACGATCGACCAGTCGCCGTTATCTATTTTCCATGCAAGCATTAGGCAGGTTCCTCCGCCGTTCTCGTACATGAAGAGTTGAAGCGGGACACTGCCAGACTCAATGTCAAGATTGCCTGACATGGTCCATGTGCAGCCTTGGTCATACCAAACACCGAACATCTCATCACCGATAGTTATCTCGCCACCGTCATCGGACGCGATCATGAACTCGATGGTTTGATGTTCAGGAATAGTGATGTAGCCAGTCATGTGAACCATGAACAAGTCATAGGTGCAGTCTTCGAATAGTTCATAGTCATAGTTGCGGTTGATGTTGTTCTCTATCTCCGAACCACAAACAAGATATTCGGATGTCGACTGAACTGGCGGTATCTCGTCAATCGTGTAGTAGGTCGTGTTCAAACCTGGCTGAACTTCGGCTCGAACCGTAGTCGGCCAGAACGCGAACAGGATTGCTGGTAGCGGTATAAGCCACTTAGTTAGATGGCGACCCACACTTTAAGGCTCGATTGGCGGTGGTGGTGGTGGCGTAAAATCTTGTGTGTCGTAGTCGTATGTGTAACCTACGCCCGCGTATGTGTGCGTGTTGTCAATGAATGTTTCAACCCAAGTACCTGTGTAGCGTTCAGGGTTTGCTTCCAAAAACTCTTGCTGAACCACATGAACATTGGTAACAATGTTGTTGTCATCAATTTGTGCGAAGTATTGTGCGCTCACGATGTCTTCACCCGAATGTACACGATCCCGCTGCCACCTGCGCCACCTGCTGCGCCTGCTCCACCGCCGCCGCCTGAGGCTGTGTTTGCTGCTGCTGCTGTGCCACCAGATGAACCAGCACCACCAGCACCACCAACGGAAGAACCGCCAGCGCCAGCGCTACCGTTTTTGCTACCGCCACCACCGCCGCCGCCTTTGAATAGTGCTGAACCACCAATGAAAGCGCTGACATCGTAGCCTGCGCCACCTGCGCCAGCAGTTGTACTACTACCGTTTGCACCAACTGCTGCTACGCCACCGCCACCGCCAGCACCATTACCGTTACCACCGCCAGCAACACCATTACCACCCGCATAACCGTTAATGCCAGCGTTAGTTGCTGCGCCACCAACAATTGCGTTTGCATCATTTGTCCCTGTGCCTCCACCGCCGCAAGCGCCACTTAAGTTTTGATAAAGACCAAATGTTGGACCAGTTCCACCGCCACCAGCACTAAAACTTCGAGCAGCAGAAGTCAAATTAGAACCTAAACCGATCGTATTTGACGCACCACCAGCACCAATATCGATAGCTGCTGTTCCAACTTCAAGATACAAAGTTGCCTGAATAACACCGCCAGCTCCGCCGCCACCACCTGAGTCTGTTCCAGCACGACCACTTGAACCGCCGCCACCGCCACCAAACATCAAGACATCTATCAGCCCAGCTGTGGTGCAAACCAAATTGGCATCTGCAGTGAAGGTATGAATGTTGTATGTTGAACCACCGATCGCAGTTCCTAACGCCGTGGACGCACCACCAGAGATTGATGCGTAGGTTGCACCACCAACACTCGCCCACGCTGAACCATTGAACACTTGCAAACCTGTAGCAGTTGAATAGGCGACCATTCCTGTTGATGGTGATGGTACTGCGGATGATCGTGCTGCTGTGCCGGCGTAAACCTGTACGGCTTGATCCATCAAGTACGTCTGTACGTTGGTAGAAGTTAATACTTCGCCCGATTGGAATGTTCTATACCCTGCGCCAGCCATGTCTATACATTAACCCATGTCGAGCCGTTAAAAACTTGCAAACCTGTAGCAGTCGAATATGCAACCATTCCTGCCGATGGTGATGGTATTGCGGATGATCGTGCTGCGGTGCCTGCAAATACTTTAACCATCTGATCCATGAGATATGTCTGAACATTGGTCGAAGTCAGGACTTCTCCAGATGCGAATGTTCGGTATCCTGCGCCTGCCATAGTTCTCCTATTGTAATCCAACATCGACATCGTCGAGTTGGTCTTGGTCGAGTATGAATGCGGTCAAGAGTTGTGCTTGTCCTAGCCCGAATCTTATCCGATGGTCGGAGGTGGTGATGTCGTGGTTGACGGATTCGATGAACACCGAGTCGGTGCGGGTTAACGGTAAGCCAGTTGTGTAAGTTTTGGTGACTTGGATTACATCGCCGACATCGAGTGCCAACACGGTTGGCCAGAGTGCCGAACCGCAAGCGTTCAAGCTGGTTGAGATTTCGTTGAATCGGATGATTGGTTCTTTGTATTTGTCGAGCAGGTTCTGTGCCAAGGTTGCACCTGCCGCCAAATTGTTTAGAGGCACATTCGAGAACGACAAAGTTTGCACACCATACTTGCCTTGGCTTGTCGAGTCTGAGACAACTTGTGCCGCGGTGCCACCATCAACATCCACCTGCACACGGTTGAACAATGTTTCTTGACCGTATGCGACACCGATAGACAAGATCGGTATCTGGTTTGTGGCTGTACCACCGAATGATGCGATGGCGGTAGAGAACGTGAAATCTATTCTCGGATCGAACACAATCTGGTTTCTTCGATTTGCGAAGAGCCTGCCATCTTCCGCGACTGCGACCGCCTGCAACGCCGTCAAAGTGTTTGTGTTGTCCGCATAGGCGACGGTTCCGCATGTTGCGACACCTGTGGCGATGTCACGCAACGCCGTCGAGTAGGCGACCTCTGTACGGTCCAAGATCGCAGACACTCGTGCCGAAGTCAACTGTGATGATGGTGTGAACGCAGTCAGGCTGGTTCGGCTCAACTCATAGAGTCCGTCGGCTGCGATGATGGATGCGAACGACAGGTTCGGCATCTCGTAGGTGATGTCGAGGTCTGTGATTGCTCCGACGAACAGTTCGGCTGTGCCGGCAAGAACCTTGATCGCACGTCTCGGAGCCAGGTCGAAGTCGCCCGCGTACCAAGTTGATGCGGTGTTCGCTGGGTCGAAGAGTCTGCCTGATGCGCGGTCGTCAGCCAAGATACGACAAGTGCCTGGTTGGAATTGTTCTGTTTGTGCGCCACGGCCACGCTGAACCGACACGGCGAGAATGTATTCGGTTGCATCCACGAAATCGGTTGAACCATTCAACACATCCGTACCATCAAGAGTTGACGAGTCGAGTGTGAATGCGTCGGTGACAGCACCGACATCCAACAGAACCGAATACGCTTGACCCCACTTAAGTGTCTTAGGCATAACTACGCAACCGCAAACTCTAAGAAGTTCCCACCAGCGATCCGACTATATTGCTGCAACACCTCAACAATTTGACGCCCAGCCTCAACACCATTCGTGCCGATACCCGTGTTGATATTGATGTTCGTACCTGCGCCACCTGTGGCAGATGTTCCGCCACCAGCAGCCATGCCAGGTGTTGGAACAGTCGGCAATGAAGGGATGGTTAGATTGCGGTTCGGCATAGTTGCAGCAGCCTCAGCCACCTTTCTAATTGCCTCAGCAAGATTCTCGTAGGCTTCAGTCTCACGCTCGACAGCATCAGTCAAACGATCCGAGGCTTCCTTCTCTTTGACTTTTGCATCATTGACCGCGTCAAGAAGTTTGTTGTAGGTATCCGAACCGATGATCGCACCGCTCACCGCTTCGTTCAAAACAAGTTGTGCGTCTTTCAGTTTGTTTGTTGCATCAAACTCCGAGTCACTTGCATCAGCAACAGCCAACTTCGCTTGCGCCAAATCAATCTCAGCCTGGCGGATAGCCTGCGCACTTGATTGAGGGTCGGCGCGAAGTTCGGCAAGTGCCTTCTCAGCATCAGCGACAGCGAACACCGCTTCTTCGACACGGAATCCAGCCTGTGCCACATTGCGTTGAGCCGCCGACAGTTCTCGCTGAGCCTTCTTAGCCTGATCCGAATCAGCACCGAACCCATTGACCGCATCGTTTAATGCCTTCTGTTTGGCGGCAACATCATCTTGCGCGGCTTTCAAATTATCGGCAGCCTGCGCACTACCCTTCTGCGCATTGTTGAACGCCTTCTGTGCAGATGTCGAAGACTTCAACGCATCTGTGTACTTCTCAAACTTCTGTTTGGCTGTCTCAACCGTCTTGGCTGCGCCACCTGTTTTCTTGTCAAGATCTGACAGCGATGTTGACCAGTCATCGGTTGATTCTTTGGCTTTCGGTAGAACTTTGGTTCCTAGTCTGTCGGTCTGGTCAATCAATGGTGAGATCTTGTTGCCGGACAGATTCAATGCTGCGGTCGTGTTAAGAATTGATAATCGCAATTTGTCGAAGCGATCTGTGACTGCTTCGGTTCGGTCAATGAGCATCTGTTCAACTGTGATGATTCCGTCGCCACCTGTGACAGCCGAACCGATCGCTCGAAGAATGTCTATGAACGCGAACCCTGGTTTGAAGAAGTTGACGATCGCTTGTTCAAACTCGATCACCGAAAGAATCATTCTTTCGATTGCGTCAATGACTATGAACGATGCTGGACCCATTGCGGCGGCAAAGTATTTGACCGCACCAGCCAAACCTTCATCTTTGAACCCGTCAACCGCAGCTTTCAACGCTGGGATGATTCGCTTCTGTAAGAACTCCACGATCTTCTCGAATGCTGGTAGCAGTAGGAAGCCGATTGTTTCTACTACTTCGCCGAATGATGTGCGGAGTATCTTTACTCGTCCAGCGAATGTGTCGGCTGCGGTTGCGGCAGCACCACCGAACTGTGTTTCGAGTTGACCGAGAACAGTACCGAAATCTTTAGTTTTCTTTGCACCTTCATCAAGTGGTATGCCGAGTCGAGTGAGCGCACCGATCTGACCATTCGCCGCACGACCGAGACCTAATGTCACAGACTCCAGGTCGCGAGAAGTAGCGGCGCTGATATCTAATGCAAGATTGAACAGACGCTGAGATTTTTCTAGATCGCCTGTTGCTCTGACAAGATTGCCGAACGCCGGACGCAACTCATCGTCGGCGATACCTGTCGCCAACATCGCCTTCTCAATGAACGCTTCGGTTGCTTGAACCTGTGCTTGTGTTGCAGCAGCCGAACGAATCAACTGTGCTTCAAGACTTTTCTGTGATGCTTCGTCGGCTGCCGCTGCCGCAACCGCAGCCGCTGCCGCACCACCAACTGCGGTCAACGCACCGAGCGCAACAAACGCACCCTTCTTTACAAAATCAAATGCTTTTCCAAGTCCGGCACCGATCGACTGCACCTTCTCGATTGATTGCTGTCCTTCGCGGGCAAGATTCTTGAACGCCGTGATAGCACTGTCGGCGTTGCCGAGAATCTTTACAATGAATGTGCGTTCACCTGCCATGGTGAAGCAATTCTACTCAGTTAGCAGCCATCCGTTTACGCAGCTCAGCCCACTCACGTTGCATCTCTCTATGTATCTCTGACTGTGTCATGCCTTCATACTCTGACAAATCGATTGGTGCATCCCACCACTTCGGGTCAAGAACACAACGCATCGGATTACCACGACGCGGCTGACGAGTCGAACGAATGCTTGGTGTAGAGAATGTGCGTGTCGGTGCAGCGATGTCTGTGATGGTTGGATCAAGGAACCGCCAACCTGAATGATGTGTGCGGAACTGCTGACCTGCCTCGTGCTGTGGCAGGTAAAAAATGCGAGCAGGGTCTTTGGTTGCTGGGTCGCCTTTAAGACGAAGACGCTCATGTGTCTCGTACCAAACTTCTTCCCAGTTCTGTACCGGCACAGCCTGCTCAAATGGGATGACAACGTGCCAGTGTGGATTGTCTTCACGATGCGACCAGGTTGTGTAGGCGAAGTGTATATACGATCCGAGATCAGCTTGCTCGAATGCTTCACCGTCAAGGTCGGCAACCAATGCCCAGATGTGTGACACATTGCGATTGCCACGAGTTGTGTGTTCACGGTATGTGACTGGCGAATATAACTTGCCGTCAGACTTCTGTTCGCGTTCTTGATGGTTGCCGAGCATGGTTGCAAACTCCATCCATGATGTGGCGATGGTCTTTGGGTAGATTGATTTGACCGATGGGAACCCGACGACTTCAAACATTGTGCAGACCTGCCTCAATGTATCGGCGAAGTAGTTCGGACGCGGTCACATCTTCACGCTTGGCTTGACGCTTGATGAGTGTCTTGAGTTCTTGGTTGAGTCGAATGGTGATGGTTGGATATTGATTTGTCATCACATCACCACGATTGAATGAATGATTTCGTTGTCAACAATCAAAAGGTTTGCGTAGTAAACCTTGGTTCCCTTTGGTCGTTGTACTGCTGCAAAGTGTGTCCAGCCTGTTGTGCGCATGCTTGGAGTGTGTTCTTTGATTTCAATAACTTTCAATGTTTGGTTCTTGTGTTTGATTTGCATGACTACCTCCTTAGGTATGTAAGACAATCTATAGGAACTGTAAGACAAATGCAACTATTTTTGAAAGATTTTTTAAGCCTTATTCTGTAAGGCTTTCAGCCGATGCCTAGTTCTTTAACGACACGGTCCATGCCATCTAGGTATTCCTTGGCTATGGCGTTCTTGCGTTTGCGGACGGTCGGCCAGAAGAAGTAGCCCGACTGACCTCGATGTCTCAAGAACTGTTTCGTGGTCGGTCTAGCACCGCCACCGAACTCCGCACCGAAGAACACATCGGCACGAGTCACTTTCGTTTTGCGCTTACTGTTCGGACGAGTCTTAGATACGAACGATTCTTTACCACGCAACTTGATAGTCGGGATGCGGTCATTGCTTGCTCGTAAACCTTTGGCAACTTGTATTGCCTGACTCGCTCGACTGACTGTGGTTGCTTCTAGTTTGACTTTTGATTCAAGATCTCTGGCGATTGTGTAAGCGACTTTGCGCATCTCTTTGTTGAACTGCGGACTTGCCTTCTGGAACTTGCGCAAAGTTTCAAACAAGTCTTTGACGATGACAGTGTTACCTGCGACGGCTGCGGTGCCGGCACGACCAAGAGTTGAGCCTGTGTCACCTGGCAGACTTGGGAATGCTGAGAAGGCCATCACTGAATCCTTTGTGGTGGGTTGGATTTGACGCTCTTCCAGCGCAGATAGCCGAGCATCGTGTACAGCATTCTAGGTGATTCTTGTAGAAGGAGACTTGGCGCAATCGAAGTCTCGCAGGCGAGGTATGCGATCAGCCAGTGGGCTGATTGTTCTCCAAAGGGACGATCACCGCAGAATCGGTTCCAACCTCCACACTCTCGACTGTTTCAATCCATTCTTCAAACTTCATCGCGGTCTTCTTTGTGCGCTTCGTTGCATGCCAAGCCAACCAGGCAAGATCGGTGAGACGTAGTTCTGTTTGGAAGTTTGCGACCGAACGATTCTTCTCGCCTTCGAATGCGATGAAGTCGGCGAACTGTGCGGTCACTTTTGTGGTGACGTTGTCTAACGTCGTGACTTCTAGGTTGATTTTCATTCTTACCTCCTGATTGTTTTGTTAAGAATTATGCAACTGCTTTTGTGATTGTTCCGCTGATCGGCCAAGTTACATCGGCTGTGTTCAATTCACCGACAGCACCGTTCACTGGCGACCATTCGGTTACGAGAACCGAGAAGGTGTAGTGAGGTGAAGCTGTGCCTGCTGCGGCTGTGCCTGCTGGTTTAATAACCATGGTCACGGCTGTCGAACCAACGAGTGGGTAGATCAAGCCTTCGACTGATGAGTATTCGTTGTGAAGTGAAAGTGTCACCGAGTTGTCGATCAAGCCTGCGACGCGAGTTACTGCACCACCACTGCCGAAGTTTGTTGTTGGTACCTCTGCTGCTGTAGTGCTTAGCGTAATTGCTGCCACGTCACTGGAAATATCTGTGCCGTTGAGTGTGACTACTGAGTTTGTGAGAACTAACTTTGCCATGATTATTTATCTCCTGCCTTGTCGGCGATAGAAGTTGATTTTTCTGCCACCAGAACAATGCGACCCGATGCCAGTAGAGAGTCTAGATGGTCAACTTCGTTGCCATCAATAGTGGCTGGATATTGTTTGTCTAGAACCGTGAAGCCTTCGACCACCTGATATTTTGCCATAGGTTAAGCGTACACCACGACACGGAAATCGACTGTCAGATAGGTTGTGTCGTTCGCGTCAACGGTTGTGATGTTGGATGCTTCTTCGACGATCAATGTTTTGGCGTATCCGCCGAGAGTTGTGTCGGCTTCGATCGCGGCACGAATCCCACCGTCATAAGACAGATATGTATCCATTAATGCTTGTGCGGTGCGTTCGGCTGCACGACCCACGATCACACTGACCGTGAAGACATGTGTGACCAAGCCTGCTCGCATCGCACCGTGATAGGTGATTGACTCCAAGGTCGGCCATGCGATACCGCCGACCGATGGGTTTACTTGATCGGGTTGTTGTGCATAGGCACGGAGGTTCGTGATTGTTTCAAGCCGAGTCTTGATGCCGTTCTTTAGTTCGGTGACTGTTGCGCTCATGCAAACATCCGCATTCGGCGATATGGCTCGACAAGTTGTGCGACGTCTGGGTCAAGTGCGCGTGTCACTCGTATCGCACCCAAATCTCCGAAGCCGGCAACGCCGAGCGGTGAATCGTAACGCTTAAAGATTCTCGATGCCTGAATGATCACCGCTTGCGTGATCGGTTCAGGTACAGATGGCCAACCGTAGATGGCGGTCAGTCTGACCAATGCTTCTTGACCGAAGTTTGTGTTCAATGTTGGGAACAGGTAATCGCCGACTGCGCGGATCCGTGTGTACGGAACAGTCAATCCGTCCAAGATTCCGTTCACTGGTTCTAGTTGATAATCGGATGGCGACCAGGTGACATCGAAGTTGCCGTCTGCGTTTGTTTGACTTTGAAGTGTTAATGCTGTGCCTGCGATGTCATCTATTTCGCATACGAACGAATCACCTGCGGTGAACACTCGTGTCGTCGCCGAACTGTAAGCCCAGAACTGTCGGTTCGCATAGCCGTCAATTAGTCGACTGGCTGCACCGGCACAGTTGTCAATTAGATCGTCGTCTTGTGTGTCGGCGGTGCCGATACGAAGAGCAGCCTTGATCTGATTGCGTGTGGCATAGCCATTGGTGATTGCCATAGATTCCTATCCTACTCAACAACCAACAACTCAAGTGATGGCTGAAGTCTGAAGAATCTTACTCCATACAACTCGCGCAACTTGTTGATGACGATCGGGAACCATTGACTCCAGCCTTCAGGGTTGATTGCTTTGCTGTCGCCGTACTTGCCGAAGTTACTTATCCCACCTATCGACCCGTTGTCAACGCCGACCAAATTGATTTGTGATGCACCCATGTAGCAGGCAAGGTGCATCGCAATATGTGCCGAAGTGCCGCCAACAACCAACACATCTGGGTCGGTTGGCCATCCGATGTCAGGTCGCCAGAATGGTGCGTGTGGTCGGAAGGTAACGTGATTACCTGAACCGACATGTGTTGCGGTCATGTCTGATGCTTCTAAGTCCATGTCTGGAGTGACGAATATGCGGTCAGGGTTTTCGTCAATTCGTTTGGCTGTAATCGGATTCGCTTTGGAATAATTTGACGCCGAATAGAAGTCGGCGATACCGAACCAGAATCCGACATCGTTGATCGACACAACAACCTTGTCATTGAAGAATTGTGGTGTCACCCAATCCATACTCGGACCAGAGCCACACACCCAGATCTCTTCACCTTTGTGACGGTCTTTCAAGTCGAGCAGAATCATTCAGCCAACTTCGGCGGCCAATCCTCACCAGGTATCACACGACCAGATTCCAACAGTCTACGAAAATTGAACACTTCTTGTTCGGCTTGTTCGTCTCTTTGTGCAGTCAGTGCATCATCGTGTCGAACCCAAGTCCACACACAACGCGAATCAAACGACGCTTCAACATTGTGTGACCGCATCTCGCACCAATGAATCCAATCAACATACTTGTGGGAACGGTACGGAATCTTCAACCAGGTCTTGCGACGAATCACCGCAAGACCTGGCATACCGTTGTTTTGTTGATTGAGGAGATTCTTATATTGCTCAGGTGTGCCGTAACACAATCCGCCATCCCACCGACCACGCACGTTCACCGCGTCACCTTGCAGAACAAGACCATCAAAGAAGTTCGGGTCCATAGTGTCGTCGACTGGAAGATGTGTACACCATTCCGCTGACGCTTCACGCACACCCACGTTCACACACGGCCAAATGCGATCATCCCAATATGGCACAACCTTCCACCAGGCAGGCACATCAACTCTTGCAGTCGTCACAAGAATCACCTCTTGCGGTTTGACCGTCAAGCCTTCAATCGAGGCAATGAACCCTTCACCGAACCGATCCCAATAGTTCTGCTCGAATGGTGAGATTATTGCTACCGGCGCCGATACCACGACAACGGAGCCTTCCCTTCAGCAATCCACGGAATCCACGAATCATCCATCTGCACCTCAATCAACTGTTCGCCGCGTATCGAGCGACCGACCCGATAGTTCTCAGCCATGAATCCTTCAGGGTCATCAACCATGAGTTCTTGGTGCGAAAACGAACGCATCTTGTTTGCAGCCCATTCAGGTCCACCCATCCAAGACACATGCCAACCTGACCGCAAGTTAGGTAGCCGTTCACGGTTGGATCGTAGATGTTGCGCACCACCAGCGCGTTGACCGTAAGGACCTGCGACCATAGTGTGTTCATCCGATAGACGCCAATACGCGGACATCACCAGGCGTTTCATTAGATAGCCACGCCAACCTTCTTTCAGTATGTCGATGTCGGCTGGGTTCCAGATCTCGTCACAGTCGGCAACGGTCACGATGTCGTTGGCTTCTGGTGCGAACTCTTGCAACGCGACAAACAGATGGTTGCGTTGTGCGTGTTCAGCCGCCCAACCTAACTGATGCGGGTTCGGTTCAAATGTTTCGTAGTGTATTTTGTCGCGCCACTTGTAGAACCTGTCAAGATCAATGCCGTGTGGTTTGGGTTGACCCATGAAAGTCGTTGACGATTCGACAATGATCATCTTGTCTACGACATCGCCGATCTCTGACAGTCGACATTCGAGCATGTCGTGTTCTTGGTTGAATAGGATGCAGTCAAAGATCCTCATCGGTGTGTCTCGCCGATAAGCAATATGCGGTTGTCGTTCATCACAATCTTTGTGTCAATAGAACAATGTTTCTCAAACTCGGTCTGCAAAGTACTGATGTCAGGTATGTGCCAAGTCGTGTCGGCAGGAATATATTCAACAACTATCAGCCAGTCACATCTTGTTGATGCTTCTCGGATTACTTCTTGCCAGTTTTCTTGCATCACCAAAGTATGTGACATGACCGCGCAATCGTATTCACCTGACTTGGCTGCGGTCAGACCATCACCGACACGGAAGTCGACGCCAGGGTATGACGCTTTTGCTTTGCGTATTGCGGTCGGTGAGATGTCATAACCAACAACTTTGCGATTGCGTAACGCCATCAGATGCGTCTGTGTACCTTTACCACAACCGATATCAAGAATGGTATTGAACGAATATGCACCCATTACGGTTGATAGCAGGCGGTATCCCATCGGTCGCACATCGGACTGATACCACGCATCAAACTCTTGAACATCTTCGGCTTGATACATCTCATCAAGTTTGAAACCGTCTTGCAAGTAGTCGTGATATTTGGCCATCAATCCCAACTTAAATCAATACGCCGTTGCAAATCCCATTCACCAGCATCAAGACGCACATTGCGCAACTTGAACAACTCAAGATTTGATTCGAAGGTTGCCTGATTCTTGGCGATGAATGTCGGGTTGGATTGCAATGTGGATGAGTTGTCGTGATAGACGATCGCCTGCGATCTGGTTATCTGTTTGCCCATCCGTAATGCGCGACGCTCATAGTCGTTGTCTTCGAAGTACGCCGGATGGAACGCTTCACAAAACAAGCCGACATCTTTGACTACTTGTGAGCCGATCCACGCACAGCACCAACCTGGTTGACCTGCTAAATGAATCTCGTCTGTGTGGCATTCACGGTAGAACTTTTGAAGTTCGCCACGCTCAAAGAATGCGTCCGAGTTGAGAAGAATCCAACCCGATGCAAACGGTGTCATCTTGATACCAAGATTCCAAGATGTCGCCACACCGAGATTGCTCGGCATATCCAAGACATATCGGTTCTCAATGTTTGAGTTCTTCGGCAACGACAAACAATCCTTCTCGATCATTCCGCCGTTGTCGATAATGATCAGATGCTCGACCGCATAGTCGATTGTTCTGATACATCGTTCAAGTAGGTCATATCGGTTGAGTACGGGTATGACTATGACCGGCACCATGCAGACAGCTCCTTCATTGCAGGTTTCCAAAACTGCTCAAAAACCTTGTCGGCTCCGTACCCTAGGGCATGGGTGATTGCGTCCTGAGAACGGCTTCTAGGCGCGTTATAGGCCATCTTCAGGGCATTGACGATGTCAGGCACGTTCGGTGTGAAGAACCATGAAGCCTGCGCCGCATCCCACCACGGCTGACCATCAACCGTCCAGCCGTCACCGACCAGTTCAGGTTGCGCAGTGAAGTTAGAAACAATCACCCGCGTCCCACAAGCCTGTGCCTCAATGACAGGAATGCCGAAACCTTCACCCATCGAGCAGGCAAGAAGAACATCGGACGCCGTATACATCGCAGCCATCACATTCTGAGGCAACGAATGACGATACGCATACTGATCAACAACCTTGTATCTGTCCTTCGACACACCGACCGCATCCAACAATGTCGGCAAACTAATCCCAGACATCGCACCATCAGGCTCCGTGTACAAATACAACACAGCATCAGGATGATCTTTGGCGAAGATAGAGAACGCAAGAATGTTCTCAGCCCAAGCCTTACGCGCAGGCTGACTACCTTTGTTCGTCGCAACCATAGACACAACGAACCTGTCCTCTTCCCAACCCATGAACTCTCGACCAGTCATCTTCCGACCATTGGCAAGCATCACAGAATCGGTTGGCTGGAACACAGGTTCAATTGCGTGAGGAACATACAAGTGTTCGACACCTACCGTCTCCAACATTCGTGAACCAAACTTTGACATCGCTATCGGACGCACATTGTCACGCTTACACCACCTCAACACATCTGGCGGTGTCGGCTGATGATCGATAGGAACCCACGATGCGATGTTCTTCAAAGTTTTCAATGATTCAGATTTCAACACCCACACATCAAACAAAGTCATCAACAACGTCGGTGTCGACAGATCCTGATTCGCCCACTCCATAGTGTGCGCGACAACCACATCATCGCTGTATGTTGCGAGTCCTTGCGGATAGATTTTGAAACCATTCCAAGTTGATGTCGCGCCTGACAGGCCGTACATCGCGTGGACTGCTACTTGGTGATCTTCTTTCGCGAGCCTTTGGATGACTTGCGCGGTTTGCTGTCCGTATCCGGTGGAAGCCCATGGAGCGTTGGAATACCAGACGACCCTGAGTCGGTCGGGATTGGTTGGTCGGACACTTCCAACGAGTGCGCTACGCCCGCTCGGAGCAAACGCTCCGCTAAGGCTCCTGGCATCTCCACTGGTATGCCTTTGACGATTACGGTCTGCCACATGATCCTCCTAAGTTTAGTGCAGAAATGGAAAGTCCACGGCCAACCCTGCACGAAATGGCCGTGGACTTAATCCTAGTCACAGTCCTTGCGGACTGTCATGTCTGTTTTCGGTTGCTCTAATTAAGCAGCGTTACCGATGAAGTGTTTGACATGTGATGTTTGTGGCAAGTTGCCGTCGACACGCATTGTTGCGCGGAAGGTGACAAGGCCTGAACTGAAAGCGAAATCGTCGCTTCGATCTAGTTTGATGCCGCCAACTTGACGAACGAAGTACGAAGGAAGGTGTCCGAAGATTACCGACTTCGCGCTAGTTGCCGTGTCTGCCATTGCTGGGTTCTCGAATACTGGGTATCCAAGAAGCAAGTCATTCGCATCAGCGTTGAGTGCTGGTGAGAAGACGTAGTTGCCTGCGGTGTCCTTCAACGAACGCATCTTCGCGATTGAAGACGAGTTCATCTGGAAGCCCGAACCTGCAAGACGACGACCTGCTGTGTTTACCGAGTAAACAAGGCTGATCAAGTTGTCTGCTGTGAATGCACCAGATACACCCGTTCCGCCAGTTACGCCGGCAGATGATGCTACGACGATGCCCTTTGGTTGGTTTGTGCCTGAGCCAGTTGTCAAAGCATCGTTTACACGGAAGCCAAGTTCGTTGCCGACTTCAGTTGCCAAGAATGACAAGATGTCAACACCGCTGTCTTCGATCAACTCTGTTGAGAGTTGTACGAGGAACGAATACTTGTATGCGCCCAAGGTGATGAACGAGTTGAAGATTGGATCCGACTCGCTGATTGCTGTGCCTTCGCCAACGATTGCAGCAGTTGAATACTGAGCAAGTGATGGAATCTGAAGGTTCTCGCCTGATGCTGTGTTCAAGATCGTTGATGTTTGGAGCATTGGACCAACATGACGAGCAAGCATGATTACTTGGTCGTAGAACGATGTTGGTACTGGTGCGCCTGCTGATGTCTTTACAACATCACGCTTCTCAAACGAGTGCGAACGAATCTCGCCCTTCGCCATCGAGCGAATGACTTCTGCATCTGAACGAACACCGCGTGGAGCATCAGCGACAGGACGAACCTGGTCTGCGATGTCACGAGTTGCTGCTTCAAGACGAAGTTCACGGGCCTCATCGGCGCGGAGCTTCTCGATTGTTGCTTGGCGATCCTCAAGTTCTTTGCTGATGCGCTCGTATGTCTGAGTCTCTTCTGCTGTCAAGTCACGCTTTTCGGCGGTTGCAACATCAAGAATCTTTTTTGCGGCTTCCCACGCTGTTGCGCGTTGAGCCATTTGTTGTTCAATGAATTGTTTCATGATTTCTCCATGATTGGTTAAGTTTGTAAGTGCGCAGGAAGTTGTATTCCGAAAGGCGCGGAACGCTGACCAATCTCTAGTCGTAGCGGGACGCTTACCGACAGACCGAGTGTATATGAGAAACTAGAAAGTTTTCAACAGTTCAAGATGTTTCGCCAACAAGTTCACTGACGAAGGAACTTTGGCTGGTTCGGCTCGAAGTTTGCTGACCGCACCCGACAACAGATCGGCTGACTCATCCGACAAAGTGCCACCAGCCTCAAGGATCGTGATTGCTTCAGCGAGCTTGTCTGCGTCAACACCTGTGCGCTCGGCAAGAATGTCAAGAGAACGGACAGTGGCCGAAGTTGCCTTGTAAGCAGGGAACCCTGTCACAACCGAAACCTCATGCAAACGAACCTGACGCAGTTCGCGGGTCATGCCGTCATCTGACCATTTGTCGCCACCGGACGGAACCGAGAACCCAAACGACATCGAGTCAACATCGCCGCGCTTCATCAACACCGACAAGTCACGACCGACTGTCGTGTCTGGAAGATCGGCGTTCACCAACAAACCTCGTGAATCTTCTTCAAGACGCAAAGTCTTCGAACGTGTCGAAGCAAGAAGCATCGACGAATCATGATTCATGTACATCTTGATTGTGTTGCGACCCTTCAAAGATTTCTTGAACGCACCTGGTGCAATTCGCTCGATGAACGGCAACGGTTCGGAATCAGAATTGAAGACTGCTGCGTATCCTGTGAATGACATTCCGTCACCTGTTGGACCTTCGCGTAGTTCGAAGTCGTTGATGTGAATGCGGCGTGTCTCTAATGATTCGCTCATACCGTCAATCATAACAACATTCACGGGCAAGGTTCTAGAGGAGCGAGGATGATCTTTGGGAAGTAGATCGTTGTCGGTGATGTACTTCGGATTCTCTGGACGACCGTTGCGCAACAAATACAAGAACGAGTTCACCCGCGCATACGCCCACTGATTCCTAGTCATACCTGGACGGTGAGATGTCGAATACGCTCCGGCACCGCGACGGAACACGGTTCGCAACATGCCGACAGTTGCCCGCTTCCAAGACGGATCCGCGCCATCAAGTTTCTCGTTGTGTTCATCGGCCTTGTTCTTCAAGCCTTCTTCGATCGCTTCGGTCAATTCAATTGTGTCCGATCCAGCAGGAGCTTTCGCTGAACCTTTCGGATTCTTATCTGAACCGATGATCTGGTCTGATGGTGGTGCTGGTGCGCGTTCGGATTGGATTGCTTCAGATTTTCTTGCGAACCAATCTCGTGCCGGCTGAGGGTTCAATGGATTGATGCCCCACAGGTAGTGTGCGACCGCACCCGCACCAGGGAACTGGTCATCGGTTGAATCCGAGTTCTTTGGTGCTTGTAGGTCTACGGCGTGTCGTTGCGCCCAAGCGTTCGCTCGCACAACTTTGTCTTCGGTGATGTCACCTCGCGCCATATCTCGTGCCTCACGAACGGTTCTATCGACCAGCCCTTCACCCGCAAGACCTTGACCGTAGTAGTCCAATCCTTTTCTTGCTGCGATACGAATGTAGACAGGTATCTCAAGAGATACCTGACGTACCGATTCTTCTTCTTCTTCTTCTTCTTCTTCCATCTCTTCTTCGTGTGGTTGCCATGCGTTGCAATAAAATCCGCCATCAACATACTCATCCCATTTCTCGCACCATGCTTTGAGATTGTCGCCATCTGCGATCACATTGTCATCATCGTAAAACGCACAGTTACCGCAAGCACGACCTTCAGGAACATCTGGTGACAACGCAGGCCGATAGTTGTCAGGCAACGCACGTTCGCCACCTGGTTCCATGTCTTCGGCGATAGATACTGCGACCATTTGATCGACTGCATCTTGTTTTGTTGTGTGGCATCCGATCACTTCACCATCTTCTTTGATGGTTGCCCAACCAGAACAATCTGGTGACTTGTCGGTAATGAAGTAAGGCATTACGGAGTGATGAGTGTGAACGCTACTGTGTGACCGGCTTTGGTTGATACTGCGAACATCTGTTGACCTGCATACATAACGAAGTCTTCCGATTCACTTTTTCGGATCGTGTGTCCAGCGTTCACTACAACTGTTGAACCGCCAAGAAAGATTGTGTCGGTGTTGTCAAGGTTGCTGATGTGTAGTGTCCCTGGATTAACTCCGCAAGTTGTGATTAGTGTGGCAGCCGTGCCGACTGCGATTGATCCGTTTGTGATTGGCATGATTGTTACCTCAGAGCATCAATAGTAGTTCAGCATCATCTTCCAAGATGCTGAATGTGATCGTGCTTGTTGCTTGTGCTTGCATACCGTTCAAAGATGTTGAGACAACCGCGTAGCGTCGCTTCGGTTGGATGACAGGAATCTCGACCACTGGCTCGATGACGGGTTCAATCTTTTTGCGTGGTGTCGTTGAATAAACTCTGCGACCGCCAGATGGTTTCGGTGTCGGCTCAGGTTCTGGCGGTGTGTCGGTTGCGTCAGCGGTTGCGACTAGACCGCCGAGGGTTGCTGTTGCGACAGCGTTCTGTTCGACTGCGGTGATCGCCGAAGCGGCGAGACCGCCGAGGTTCGCTGATGCGGTTGCGGGTAGTGCGACTGTGGCAGTGGCCGAAGAAACAAGACCGCCGAGAGTTGCTGAGGCTGTTGCCGGTAGGACAACTGTTGCGGTTGCTGTGGCGACAAGTCCGCCGAGTTCTGCTTCGCCTGTTGCATCCGTTGTGACGATGACTTGCGCAACCTCGGCAACAAGTTCACCGAGTTCGGCTGATGCGGTTGCGAAGTGTGTGACGGTCGCTGTCGCTGTAGCCGACATTGCACCGAGTGTCGCTGCACCTGTGGCTGTGGTTAGAAACTCTGCACCGTCAAGGACTCGTGTGCCGTTGAGTGTGCTGGTGTCGAGGATGAATGCAAGACCGCCATCGAGTCCTGTGGTGCTGTCGTTCAGTGTGCTTGTGTCAAGCACGAACCTTTTGACCGCCATGGCGGTACTAACTAGCGACGGTCAAAGATGCAGACAGATTGCCAGATGAAATTGTGTAAGTGTCACCAGCTGTGTAAGCGTTGCCTGTGATCGTGCCTGAGAACAAGAAGTTGCCGGCACTTATATTGTCCCAAGCGGTGAAGTGTGTTGCGTCTTGCGAACCTGCGATATTCGTCCAACTGATATCGGCATCAGATGTGATTGCACCGTTTGACGCGGCACCGAACGAAACAATTTTGCGTGTCGTCTCGGTCGCAGCGTTCGATGTACCTGCTGCACCTGGATCACCGACATGAAGTTTCACATACACGTTCGTCACCGAATATGCGGTCGCATTGCCGAGCGCGTCAAGAAACGAGTTACAAAGATAAGCAGATAAACCTGTAGCCATTACTCTTCAACCCTTTCGGTGATAGTCAAGATTCTACCTTCGGCATCACGTTCAACTGTGCGAACAGTCGGTCTGTTCTCTGGCACGTTCACACGCACCACAGTCTCAGGCACGTTGATGATCGGTGCAGCGACACTTACTTGTGCTGGTGGAACATTGACAACCATTTCAGGCATCGTCACATTTACGTCACGCTGATTCACATCGTAGGTCGGTGCTGGTTCTGTTACCTGTTGCAACAAGACTGGTGCGACACCTGTGTGTGTGATCGGATCAATGTCGAGTGCTTTCAATACTGCGGCAGGTTCGAAACCTGCGTTGATGAGGCGTTGTGCCATCATTGTTTTGCGGTCAAGTTCGGTGAGTCCTGCTGCACCTAGATCGACGTTCGCAAGTGGCACACGGTAAGTATCGCCGCCGTCAGCCGGTCGTAGGTCTTCAAATCGGCGAACATCGTTGATTGATAACCAGCCTGCTTGTAGTCCTGATGAATATCCTGCGACTCGTGAACCGAAGTCGCCGCGCATCAAACCATCAAGGTTGAACTTCAAGAACGCACCACGGCCATCAATCAGTCTTGAATATCCATCCTCGATCTTGGTGACATATGGTCGGAGTGTGTGCATCACAAAGTGAATGCCGTTCATTTCAACAGATGCGTATGCTTGCGCACCTGACTGAATCACACCAGCCATCGATGGTGGTACACGGAACGCACGAAGAATCTCTTCGACTGCGAACTGTCGTGATTGCAGGAACTGTGAGTCGTCTGGTGCGACCGAAGTTGTCGTGTATTTCGCACCACCGAACAGAATGCCTGGACGGTGTGCGCGACGCAAACCTTTGTGACCTTCTTCGAATCCGTCAACAAGCGATTTGGCTTGTTCGCGGGTCAGGTTGCCTGGGAACTCGATGATGCCTGAAGTGTGCGAACCTTGACCGAAGAACCTCGCAGCAAACTCTTCAAGAGCTTTCGACAATCCGAGGTTCTCTTTGATTAGTTCGATGCGTGAACGGCCACGAAGATCGCCAGGTAGACGCAACTCGGACAGATGAATCATGTCCTCATGCTGGATGATGTCACGGTTGTCAAAGACGTAGACGATTCGGCGTGACTCGTCGCGTTTCACTTCAACTTTCAACGGATTCAAAACTGACAAACCTGCGACACCTTGATTGTCGCGGATGATACGAGTGAACGAGTTACCGTTCAACAACATCGAAACAAGTACCTGTTGGAAGTGGTCGGTGCGTGACACACCGACTTCGGGCATGTCGAGCCATTCTGGTCGTGGTCGGAATGGTCGGCGATCACCGTCGACACGGATGAACACATCGACTGGCAGAGTTGAGATAGAGTCTGCGATTAGTCGGACACACGCATACACGGTTCCGATCTTGAGAGAATCTTCTTGCGTGACTATCGTGCCGGCGTTGGTTGTGAATTGGAATGCGTCACCTGCGGCGAACAACGACTGATATGAGACTGCTCTCTCTTCTTCTCTTGGGTTGAACAGTCTTGACAACATTAGTTTCTAGCCGCTTTCTTTGACCGCTCCCAAGCCAAGGTGAAGGCAAGCAGAGATGCGCCTGTAAAGATTAGCCCAAGCGGAACCGCAATGTAAAATACGCCGATCGCAATCATCAACATCGCGACCAATTCCAATAACAATACAATCATCTTTCTCCTCACACTACAAAGAACCCTGGTTGCTGAACACTCTCGACTCGTCTCGTTGCACGATCCACAGCCATTGCCAATGCTATCGCAGCGTCAATCTTGCGTTTCGATTTGCCTTTAGACAAACGCCAACCCATGTCGGTTGAGCGTTGCGCCGCCGACAACACCTGATCGGTGAACACAGGATCACCGTTGTGTGAGAGACGACCGTTCACGATGAACTCGTACAAAGTTCCGCAAGCAGGCACCATACGCGCAGTGGACTGGCTGAACTCAACCATCGTGAACCCTTCATCGGACATTGCTTCGGCTGAGCGTTGAAAGAACGCTGGGTCATAGGCGAACTCTTGTACCGTGTATTCGCGACCAAGATCGCGGATGTGTTGCTCGACTGCCGAGACATCCATCGCACCGCCATCTGGATGCCAAATCTTTGCACGAACAACAACACGACCAGACTCCTGCGGTTGCGCAACGACAACCGCGATTGAGTCGTGCTTGAGTGCCATGTCAATGCCGACGAAGACAGGAATGTTCAGATCAAGTTCATCTTCACTACGACACTGCTCCCACGCACCCTTCGGCAACCACGATTCACCATCGGTACGAACCCACTGATTCAACCGATAGCGGCGGAACGCAACCTCGGCTGTTTGCATCATTGACACTTCCATGTCTTGCATATCCAACAAACCTTCAGCCAAGTTCGGATTCGACTCAGCCCAAGCGTCACGGTCATGAATCTCGCAATCCGCTGGTGCTTCCCACCAGAAGAAACCGAACCGTTCATCCTGTTTCGTGTCGGCAACAATCTCTTTGCCGTAGTTGTACAGACGGCCACACACCGTGTCCAAGTCAAAACCTGCCGTGGTGATAGCGACAATGTTCGGGTCCTTACGCGCACCAGAACCCAACGTCAACGCATTCCACAAATCATCATTCGGCTGGACATGCAACTCATCAAACACAACCGTCGAAGGATTCAAACCTTGCTGAAGTTTTGCGTCGCTCGATAGCACACGATAAATCGCACCAGTCGAAGGAACTTCAACAACATCTCGATACACCTTGCACACACCCGACAACGCAGGCGACTGAGTGATCTGCCACTTCGCCTCGTTGAACACGACACGCGCCTGCTGTCTGTCACCCGCCGCCGAATAAACCTCGGCACCAGGCTCACCCTCGATCAAGCCATACAGCGCAATCAGCGAACCGAGCAACGACTTGCCGTTCTTCCGACCCAACCCGATCAGGCTGCGACGATACCGAAGCAACCCATCATCACGACGCTCATAGAGTGCGTCAAGAAGTGCGACCTGCCAGTTGGTAAGAATCAGAGGCTGACCGGCACGAACACCCTTGCTCACATGCAAGAACGTGCGGGCAAAGTCAACGACCTTGTGACCGTCAGACTTGCTGTATAACTTCGGCGTCGACCAAGTTGGAGTTCCTTTGTCGATATGCGTCAAGCTCATTTGCCACCCTTATCTCCGCCAAACCCAACCTGGCACGATCGCTCGGAGTGAACCCAAGCAAACTCATCCAAGCCGTACATTGCGCGTCCATCTGTTCTATCTGCTTCACCGC